ATCCAGGTAGTCGAGGTCTTGTTATGTCACACTCATATCCACAATTAAGAGATGCTGTGTTTAAAACATTCTGTGAAGAAATAAAAGAATATCAGGAAACATTGGACGAAAATAAAATATCAGTAACATTAATGACACATACTGTTTCACCTGGAAAAATGGATATCTCATTTTATAATGGTTCAGAAATTATGTTCCGATCTTGCGATAATGAAGAAAAAATAAGAGGAATCACATTGGATTGGTTTGAATTGGATGAACCTATTCGAATGAAAGAAGATGTTTTTAAACAATGTATGGCAAGAATCAGTGGAAAAAGAATGCCATTTAATTTTGGATTACTTGCAACAAATCCTGGTGCGGAAAACCATTGGATTTATCGAAATTTTTACAATGAAAAAAGAGAACGATTTTTTACCGTGGAAACAAATGTTTATGAAAATATTATGTTGCCACACTATGTAGAATATATAAAAGACCTTGAAACAAATTATGACGTTGATTGGACACGAAGATTTCTTCAAGGAAAATGGGGTGCATTCGCAGGTCAAATATATAAAATGTTCGACCCTGAATCTGAAAATCCCGATCAAAAAACTGTTGTGCGACCATTGAAATTAATTGCATTCAATAATATAGATAAATATTATGCGGGTGTTGATTCAGGTATTCGTGACCCAACTTGTATTTTAGTAATAATGCAAACAAAAGAAAATTATATTTATGTAGTCGAAGAATATTATGAGACTGAAAAAACCTCATATGAATGTGCAATAAAACTTGCAGAACTCAATAAAAAATATAACTTCACTAAAGTTTATTGTGACCCATCTGCTGCTGATTTAATTACCCAGGCATATGAACGTGGTGTGCCAATCGGTAAATTTGATAATGGTCAAGTTAAATCGTTTGCAAATAATGATGTGAAACCTGGAATTGCAAAACTTCAATCCGTATTCAAAAATAAAAAAATAGTTATTGATTCTTCATGTATAAATCTTATTCGTAGTTTATTAGGATATCGATATAAAAATGATGGTGAAACACCATTGAAAGAAGATGACCACGCATGTGATGCATTGCGTTATGGTGTTACCGATTATTCTCCTTTCAATGATGATTTTGAGTTTGGATGTGGAAAATTTATAACAAAATTCGGTAGATTGATGCGGAGTAAATAATGTTCGACAGGAAAAAATGGTTGCAATCAGAAAAAGGAAAAACTTCTCAAAAAATAAGTGAGATTAAATATAAAAAAAGTAAGAAAGGAAAAATATCACAATATAAATATAATAATTCAAAAAAAGGTAAAGAAACAAAACAAAAAATTTATGAAAATTATATAAAAATAATGGATCAATTAAAAGAAAATGGATGTTCAATATGTGGTTATTATAAATGTAAAAATGCATTGGAATTTCATCATATAAATTCAAAAAATAAAAAATTTAGAATTACGACAAATACCATATCGAGAAATGATTTAATTGAAGAACTTAATAAATGTGTTCTTCTATGTGCGAATTGCCATAGAGAAATAGAATGGAGTAATTAATATGGTAACATTAGGAGACAGAATTTTTGATTTTTCAAAGAAATACATACGAAGAACACAAGAACGACCGGTTGAACAGAAAACAATTGAGGATTCGTTCAACGATCCCGAAGAATATATCTCAAATCGTTCTAAATACTCAGGAAACCTAACACCAGAAAAAAGACGAGAATTGGCACTTCAATCCGATTTATTTATGAAAGGAACCATTAAAAAGAATTCAGATACATTTCGTGCATGGTTTAGATTTAAACAATTTGATGGTGTGAAAGTTCCGCAAGGCGATGTTGAATTAGTTAGAGCATTTGAACTTCGGACACAAATTAAAAAGAAATTTAAAATAGCGGGAATTTGTGCTGACATTTGGGGAGATGGTTTTCTATTAATAAAATATGCAGAAAATGATGAAAGTGAATTTAAATTAGAACATGTTCCGCCTGAAAATGCAGAACCATTGGATTTAATACTTTTAAATTCAGAAAATGTTATAGCATATGAAACAAAAAACAAAAAGAATAATCCAAACGACCAATTTTATTATCATTACTTTAATCCTAAAAAAAGTGAAGATAAATATATTCATCCAGATCGAATAGTTCATATTAAAACATTAGAATTGCCTTTTGATTTCTTCGGAATATCTAAAGTTGACATTCTTAGAAATATTCTTGTATCATCTGCTGATATTGATATTGCAACTGGTGAGATTCTTAAATGGTTTTCACATGGAACACAAGTTTTAACAAAAGATAATATGCAAAAAGGAGAAAGAAAAAAAGCATTGGAACTTATGAAAGAACATCCAAATTATTTTGCATTTTCAGAAAAATATCATTTGGATGTAAAAAATCCAACTGCAATACAACCACAACAATTTTATGACCACATTTCAGAAGCGATATCAGCCGCATTGATTATTCCACGACAAGTGTTACTTGGAATAGAAGTTGGTAAAGTAACTGGTGCAGAAATTGGATTTGCTGATTATTATCGTGATATTAAAGATAATCAAGAATTAGTTTTTACTCCACATCTTTTAAGAATATATGATTTACTTGCAAAAGCAAACAACAGAGATTTCAGTAAATATTATATTGATTGGGAAATTACTTACATTGATGAAATGGCGGAAGCAGAACTCGAAGGAAAACGTGCTGCTGCGGTTTGTAACTTAAGAAGTTCAAATCCACCATTAATCACAGTGAAAGAGGCACGAAGAATGTTAAATGAGGGACTAATTGATTTAGACCCTGATCTTGAACCAGATATCAAACCAATTATACCAAATCCACTTCTTCCAAATCCTAATCCAAATGTTCCACCATCAAAAAATCCACCAGAAGGACCGCAACCACCACCGGATAGAATAGTAAAACCAGTAACAAGAAATATGACAAAAGATGAACAAGGGATGATTGATGCATTAACTCAAATATTGGCAAAAAAAGAAAGAAAATTAGGAGAAGAAATTCTTTCTGAACAGGAGAAACAATAAATGGTATCTATTCGAGTAACTGGTATTTCAGAAGTAATATCATTCTTAAATGAAATTGCTAATCCAAAACAAGTCGATAGAGTAACATTAAAACTTGCAGAAAAAACAGCATTAAAAGCATATCGATTTGCACCAGAAGATACAGGAGATATGGAAAATTCTATTCGAGTTGAACAAATACAAGGTGGACATCAAGTGAGTTGTAATGTTCCATATGCAATTTACAATGAGTTTGGAACTTATAAAATGCCTATTGGAAGTGAAGAAAATCCATTATCGATTACTAGCACCAGTGGAAAAGGTGCATATCGACCATTTATGAGACCTGCGATATATGCAGTTCTTGCAGAATTAGAGTCAATAATCAATTCAGTTTTTTTTGATAAAATAAAAGGAACTCAAGGAGTTGTTTAAGTATGGAAACCATAAATCTTTGCGGTAGACCGCACAAATGTTGCCCAGTATTGGCAAAAGAAGGCAAAAAATATTTATTAACAGATAAAGGACAAAAGATTCTGTTGACAAAAACACAAATAAAAATGTTATATAACAAGGTGTTTTAAATGCTATATAAAAGAATAGGTAGATATAGTTTTTATTTATCTAAATCAAATATTTGGTTTAGATTTCGAAATTATTATGATAAACCAATTTTCTTTTTTTCCATAAATAATGGAAGTGTTTAAATGTCACATAAAAATGGAAAGAAAAAAGTTGAGATATTAAACAGTCCATCAACGGGTCTTTGTGTTGAAAAACTACCTTTACAATCATTTAATCCATCTACCGATATCACACCATTGGGGAGTCTTGATGGACAAAAACTTCAAGAAATGGTAGATTTAAATAATACGTTTGCAGCACTCGATAAACAAAAAAAACAATATGAAGGAAAAATATTCCAATTTAAAATTGAACGTGAAAAAATACAAAAAGGTGAAATATCAATGCCTGTGATGTTACATATTTCTCCGGTATTATCATATGTTGAATTAAAAAAAGAAGTGGTCTTAAAAAAATATGATGATATAATTAAAAATCTTGAATTGGCTAGACAAGGAATCATTGGAACACTTGAACATAGACGAGATGAATTCATGGAATGTAAAATTAGAGTAATTAGATTATTGGGTGGTGAAGTTAAAGGATACGAAATTAAAAATATTTCTGGTGTCCGTTCAAAAGATAAATCAATCGAAGAAGATGAAAAAAAAGCAATAGAAAAAGAATTTGAAAAAATGTTACAATCAAATAAGGTAGAATAATGGCAAATATCTTTCAATCTGAACCAAATAAACGTATTCTAAAATTTGGTCTTTGGTTAATGCGTAAAAAACTCGGTGAACAAGCAAGTGCTGCTGCGATACACGATGATATGCAAAATTGTGGAAATTTAGGAATTAAAATAATTAATGATACAGTAATCGAAGCATCTGGATATGTAAAATGCGATCATCAAAAAGGAATAATGACAACACTAACTGAATTTGCTCTTTGGATTGTATATAAAGATACTGCTTATCGTGATATATTTTTTTGGACACTCGATAAAATTCTACAACGTGCAATAGAAATTCGTGCTGCGATCAAACCATTTGTGAAAGACCCGAAAGATTGGCATGTAAAT